TTGGCTAGTTTCGCCAATTCTGGAATGCTGGAGTCGTAAACGCCTCGACGCCTTAGTCCCTCTATGAGATTCGTGATTCTCGTCGTTATCCGGTCAAGCTCGTCCGCTTGATCCTGATACAGCGTAAATTCTGGGACCGGGATAGAGGTGTTGTTGGTGCGAACCGCTATTAACGGCGTCGGGCAAGGAAAAAAGTGTTCCAGAGAGTATGGGTCTTCGTCATCAGCCAGGACATCCTTGTGTCCGGTAGCCACAAAAAGACGGCGGCGCTTTACCTTGTCCCATATTTCCCAGACTTCCGCCCGGTTGTATGTTTCCCCCATGCCCGCGTCGTCGGCACGTTCCGGTGACCAGTTAAGCTGCACATCTTCCGCATTATCGAAGCCACGGCCCGTCAGTTCTTCGCGTGTAAAGAGGTGGCGACGCGCTCGCCATGTTGCGTCTTCGGACCTGCGACTGGGGCTTTCGCGGTAATCTTGCCAGTGAACATAATCAAATCGGCACCGCTGATCGCCAAGCCGCTCAATTTCTTCCTCTTCTAGTATATCTACGTCTTCGCCTTTGATTTCAATCTTCGTCTTTTCCTTGACGATGATTGGCTCATATACGACCCAAACTACCCCACGACCGGGGAGCAAATAATCTTCTAGAGCAGCCTTTATGGGTAAATCAGAATCATAAACATCCAGCCCATAAAGCAGCGCTCGCTCAAGTGCTATGGCGACTTGGCGCGCTGACGCATCTCCATCGTTGAATCGTCGTCGGACATCTGGCTGCGCCATACGCGCAAACAGCGCCCCTTTTAGCGTTTCCGTATTAGCCCAAAGAATGTTGAAACGATGAGTTAGTGGGCCAATAATGCCGGTATCGCGCTCGTCGCGGTAGCGCTCCACGACACGGATGCCGCGCCCGCGCCAATCACGCTCGAAATCACTAGCTTGATCGATCTCGCGCTGCCAGTACCGTGCCGTTCCGTAAAGCTTTTCTTGCTCTGCTTGTGTTTCAGCCATCGTTAATACTCGCTCCGCTTATCTTGCCACGCACCGAGATCCCGGCGCTATGCACGGTATCGGCGCTGCCAGAAACCAGCGGGTGCCACCATTCGAGCTTCTCGCCCCGCGCCCGCTTGATATAGGCGCAAGTATCGGGAAGCCAGTCACAGTTGCGGATAAACTCCGGCGATAATGTGACACAGTTTGGAACCCGCTGCTGGCGATCTGGGTAATCAGTGCAGCGAATCGTCTCGTGATCGAGCAAACGGCAGGCCAGATCAGTATAAAATACCTCTTCGGTTTCATCGCTTCTGATCTTTATCAAACAGCACTTTCCGCATCCATCGCATAAATCCTCCCATTCCTGGGGGGATAGCTCTTCAAGCGTTTTTTCTTCCCAAAAGCTCACATCGTCCCGAATTGCTGCATCACTTGTTGGGCCGCTTGCGCGCCCATTCCAGTCCCCGGTCCCGGCATTGGTCCGGGCATCGGCGACATCCCCGGCATGGGAATTTCTGGAGGCATCTGCGGCTGGGGCATCTGCTGCGGCATCTGCGGCATCTGATCCACCATCGGGGGCGGTGGCCCCATACTCATCATCATCGGCGCGGGACCGGGCATAAGCTCCGCCAAGTCAATTTCTTCTACCGTTTTGCTTTTTTTCGGAACGCCCGTGTAATCTTCGGGTATCTCTTCGGTCTCAACCGTAATCTTCGCCGTCATGGAGCCAAGAATATCGCCCAGCATGGATGTTTCCATGCCCATGCTGCCGCCATCTCCGGTGAATTGGGGTCCGGGCATTCCGTAATCAAGTGCCATTAAATTCTAGGCTCCGTATGATTAACTCCATCAAAATCATGTATTTCCCACAAATCGTCAAGGCATGGTTTTTTTAGCATCTCTTCTTGCCAGTCAGTTTTCGGCTCTTTTGGCTTCAAACTCCGGTAGGCAATCGCCAGATATCGGAAGGAATCAGAAGCATGAGAAGCCCAGTTATGTAGCGGCGTTTTACGAAATACGCGCTTAACATCGTCCCATTCGCGTTGATAAGACCGCAGCGCGTTCAATCCCTGCTCGCAATTTAGCTCATCGAAATAACAATGCTGCAATAGCAACCGGGCGGCGTTAATCCCGTCCGCGATCTTATGCGAGGGCACGATCTTGGGCTTTCGGCCCATATTTATCAGTGTTTCGGCACGGGTTCTGCCGGTGCCAAGCTCACGGACCTTCGCATCATGGGGCAACCAGTCGTCACCGTACCAATAGCCCTTCTCCTGCATAACCTTGACGTAATGTTCGAGTCCTACGTTGTTGTGTTCGTAGTAATCAATGATACGAACTTCGCCCATAGTGACCTGAAAAAACCATAAAGCGCACGAATCGCTGATGCCAAGATCCCAAGCAACATGGACAGGCAGCGCTTCATCATACTCAACCCGGCAAATACGCCCTTCCTTATCCGCGTCATCCACTATTCCTCCGTAATAACTGCCCTTGATCGCTGCCGTCCACGAGCATTCGAACTCCTGCTGGAATTCGTCTTCCCCCATCTCGCGCTTGGCAGCTTCCAATTCATGCGGATCAATCACATCCGTCTCAGATGCCCGGTACATGGCGCTGTGCCACTCGCTATCGTCAGCGGCATTCTCATAAAGCCGCCAGAAATGATTGCGGCCCTTGGGGGTGCCGATAAATATCGCCCAGCCCTGGCGATCCACCAAAGCAGGCCGGATGATCTCGCTCCAAACGCGCGGACTCATATCGGCATATTCATCCAAAATCACGCCATCAAGATAAATTCCACGCAGGGCATCCGGATCATCGCCCGCCCCGCCCAACCTTATGCGGCTGCCATTCAAAAGATCGACCCGCAACTCCGATTGATTAATCTTAGTACCGGGAATATCCCTGGCATAATAAACCAGATAATCCCACGCCACTTGCTTGGCCTGCCGATAATACGGCGCAAGATACATAAACCGCCCGTCGTTACGCTCGGTCTTGATCTCCAACGCCTTCGCCAATAACTCCGTCACCGCATAGACACTCTTGCCCCAACGCCGATGACTCACGCAAATCTTAAACCGCTTGTCGTTCCGGTGCAGATCAAGCTGCTGGGGGCGAGGCGTATATGGTATTTCAATGTTCATTAGATTATGGAGCGTGAAGGTCAGTGCTGCCCTGCCGCTGTGATTCCGGGAAGGAATCCATCGCCTGCTTTCCACGCGCTTTGCCAAGATACATTCCAGCGCCCATTTCGTTTATTTTGCTGAAGGGCATCTCTTCGCATGTTAAATTCTGCCGCGCTGCCGGATCAACGAAATATATATATCTGAACTGGAATCCCTCCAAGGGTTTCCAAGACCCGAATTCCTTTATTTTCATCAAATGATGCGCTTGCATACTGTGCATAGCTTTCCCCGTTTCCGTGTCTACTCTGAGAGATTTATTAACTCTTATATCTGTCAGAACGAAACCGCTGGCCCTGTATATGGCCCCGTCCCCACACCGCGTTCCATCTGCGAAGGTGACTATCCATTTAATGTGAGGGTATTCTTTCTTTATTATTTTGATAGCCACACTTATTGCGCGGCTTTCACTGTTACGAGGTAATCTTCCGCTGAATGCCAAACGGTTTATTTCAATAAATTCATTCCAGCCTGTGTTTTTGACTAGTTTTTGTGTTCCCTTTTTATTGATACCCGGCCCAAATTGTATCGCACCCTCCAACCTCCCGCGCAGAAAAACGCCCAGATGAATCTGGCTATTCGGAACAATCTTCCCACTGTAGTGCAGGCTCTTGATTATACGATTAGCGTCGGCAGCCGCAATCGGGGCAACATGGATGTCCTTGGCGCTAGTGGTGGAGCCGTCAGGAATTGAACCTGAAACATCATTAATGTTGCCGCCCTCAGCCAGCCCCATCGACTACCCACCTCTGGTTCTTTCTAAATATTTCAGAATCCTTCGGGTACGGGAGAGATATTTTTTCAAGCCTTCTCCGTATCCCTTTGTGGATTGGATAAAGATAATTGTATCTGTACGAGTTGATTATACTTCCGTCACCAAACAACTCGCGCGCTATATCATCCGTCTTTCTTCCTTTTGCTTTCACTCGGCCGAATTTCAAAGATGCGATTATATTTTTGTATTCACCTTTAGTCGTTTTATAAAAGTCGTTGCAAGTTTCCTTTCCAAAATATAACCACGATGATGATTGGTATACAATTCCGCAATCATTTTTGCAGCCACCCGCATGAGTGAAAACCACTTTCAGCTTTGTATTATTTTTGAACTCGCTCATTACCCGCCCCAAAACATAACTTTCCGCATTGTGCCCGAAATCATCACTGATCCAGAGCCTCTGCATTTCAACGTATTCTGGCTTACTTAAATTACTGACAACGGATAAGACTTTTTTGTCTGTGCCGCTGCTATATCCGAAAACAGCTACCCCAGCAATTCTCCCTTTTGCTTTATCAAAAATTCCCAAATGAATGACTGAGCCAACCGGAAAAGTTTTCATATAGTGATTTTTTAAAACCACCGATTTAGCATCTTTTCGGGTTATTGGCCTGACGATTAAGCGCTTAATATCATTCATGTTGAGAGGTCAGCCATTGCCCACAAATGAAAGCAACGGCGTTGGCGTTCGCGTTTTCGTTTAGATCGCTATCGGATAAGGGATTTTTTCTTGCCAGCATTATTGCGTCGTCAACAATAGCTGCCTGCTCGTCATGGA